ATGAGAACAAAAAAGACTGTAAAGGGGCTCAATCCCATATTGGTGGATATAGGAGAAAAGAAGGAATTGGGCAAGCTGCTTAACGCCAGCCACCCAACTGTTCGCAAGGCATTAGCAGGCGAAATAGAATCTCCCCAGGCGCTAAGAATAAGAAAAGCCGCAATTGAAAGAGGTGGAATAGAGAAGAGTGTTGAACCTGATAAAAAATAGAAGGTAAAGGCACAAAACGAAAATGCGAGTAACGACAAATAACGCGTGATGATAAAGGAAATATTAAAAAAAATTCTCGCACCACTCGTGCTAGAAATGGTGCGAGATGAACTTAAGAAAACAACTTATCAAGAAGTTCAGCTTGCTCTGGAGAAAGTTCTCCGAGAGACTCACGAAGTTTATTCTTCGAATCAAGCAGCGATTGATGGTAAACGTCCTTCTGTTCAGGAGTCAGCGCCAGACAAAGGGCATCAAGCTTAGCAGAGAAAGATCTGATCCTGATTTTCAAATCTTTCGAAGTTTCATCCATAGTTCTACATTTTAAAGGGTAAGAATTTTAAATGTAGCAAAAATCCCCTCTGGTAAAACAGAGTAAGCGGCCACATCGGAACCCGCAGGGGAGCAAACTGAAGAATTAAGGGATTTATGGAATCACCATACGAATACCATAACGATATACTAGGCGTGCAAGCCCGCTACCTGTTTGAGGGGCGTAATGCCAGCGAGCATAGTTTACAGCTGATAGGAGAGCGAGGATTACGCCATCGAATTCAAAACAATGCGATACGTAAACTGCGTCCACAGTCTCCCGGCTTCCCCATGCTTGTGACGTGGGCTAGCCTGCCGCAAGCATGGCGCGATGCGCTGGTTAAGAAATTTGGAGCTCCACCTGAAAAAGTACGGGTTCCGCTGTTCGAGTCGAAGTACGAACGGGATGCTAGGGCGCTTGCTTTCTACTCATCGTGCGAAACCAAAGCAGGGGTGGCGCTTACCGACGAGGCCATTGAGGAGTACACCGTAAACGCCTCGGTGCTGAATACGCTTAACAAGGTGTATACCGAACGCGTAGGCTACCGCAAGAGCCTGCGAGGCTCTACCAAAACAGCATGGGAGGCTACCGTGGATGAATGTAACCGTGTGAGAGAGAAATTCGGGCATACCTTACCTTCTAACCCAACCCGGCTTAGGCAAAAGCTTAACGAGTACAAGAAAAACGGCTACAAGGCGCTTATACATGGTGGATGGGGCAACGATTGTGCAAGGAAGGTTGATGAAGATATAGAACAGCTACTTAACTGCCTTTTCGCCAAGCAGGAGCATAAGCCTACAGCAACCGAAGTCGCCCGTCAGTTCGAGGGTTTTCTTTCGGGGTACATTGAGCTAACCAATGAGCATACAGCAGAGGTTTATAACCCTGCCGACTATTCAATAAAATCGCTAAGCACGGCAACCATCACCAACTATATCGCAGAGTGGCGCAATGCCATCGGTACGCAAGCGGTACGTAGCGGAGATAGGCAGAAACTTATGCAGCGATTTAAGCCATACGCCTCGATGGATCAGCCCAAAATGGCGGGTAGCTTAATCTCCATCGATGACCGCCAACCACCGTTTGAGTATGCAAAGGGCAAACGCCTATGGTTCTATAACGCTATCGATATTGGTAGCGAATGCTTCACCTGCTGGGTTTACGGCAAAACCAAAGAAGGAATCATCATCGACTTCTACCGCCAGCTGGTTAGAAATTATGCCATGTGGGGGTTAAGCATGCCCGCCGAGCTGGAGGGAGAAATGAGCTTAAACTCCAGCTTCCTTAATACCTTTTTGAGAGAGGGAGCCATGTTTGAGTATGTCAGGATTGAGGCTAACAAGGCACGAGGTAAGCGAATAGAGGCCTACTATAGGCAGCTACGCTACGATCTGGAGAAGAAGCGAGAGGGATGGCTGGCTCGTCCGTTTGCCATTAGCGAAGCAAACGAGGCAGGTCCAGGTCAAGCACCCCAAATACCCTATGAAAAGATAGTTGATGGTTGCCTTCACGACATCGAGACTTGGAACAACATGCCCCACTCCAAAATTAAGGGAAAAACACGCTGGGAGGTATTTCTGGAGGCGCAAAACCCGGACGTACAGCCTACCAACTGGAGAGCCATACTACCATCGCTAGGCTACAAAACCCGCACCAGCTGCCACGTTGGAATCACCAACCTGCAGTACGAGGAGTACCTGATAGGCGATGCCGAGGGCATTTGTACGGGAGATAAGCTCCTACATCTGATGGATATTGTGGAAGGACGAGAATTGGATGTTTACTGGCTGGATGACAATGCCGGAAAGGTAATGAAGGCGCTTGTTTACCTCGCCGATGGTGACCGCTACATCTGCGAGCTGCACCCTAAACCCCGATACAACAGGGCAAGAATTGAGCAAAAAGATGCGGATAAAAAGGCTTTAGAGCTGATGAGCCGCTACACTGCCACGATTGATGGCTACATGAGCCGCCAAAAAAAGAAGCTTGAACGAATACACATTGAGGATAAAAGGCCAGTGACGCCTAATCGCAAATTCCAGATTAGCGAGCTAAGAGCAATGCCGCTACCAGCCGCTGAGCGTAAAGCAGAAATGCTGCCAGCGCTGGAGGAGTTTGAAAACGAGCGCTGCGAGGTATCGTATAGCCGCTCATTAAAGGACAGATTTTAAATTAAAAAACAACCAATATGTTACAGCTAACCAATGAGTTTAAAAATAGCGTGATTACAGCGCTACTGGAGGTTCGCAAGAACTTCGATGGTACTGATGCTGCATTTGCCCGTCAATGGGGCATAAACGGGTCTGTTTTCAATCGTATGAAGGCAGGTGAAACCGAACAGATACTTAAGGATGGAAAGTGGTTGAGCCTTGGCCGTGAGTTGGGTGTTACCATGTCGGAACGCCGATGGAATACAGCTAAAACGGAAGTTTTTAAGACCATAGAGGAGGACGTGCTCTTCTGTAAAGAGTACGCTAAAGGACGTATTTGCGTCGATGATTGCGGAATCGGGAAAACCTACACGGCACAGTACCTATCCAGATCGCTTAAAAATTGCTTTTACGTAGATGCCTCTCAGGCTAAAACCAAGCAGCTATTCATTCGGCTTATTGCCCAGCGTATTGGGCTAGATTCGACTGGCCGATTTGCCGATGTTAAGGCCAACATCAAATACTACATAAAGATGCTGCCAAATCCCATTATCATCGTTGATGAGGCTGGCGACCTAGACTACCCCGCCTTTTTGGAACTAAAGGAGCTATGGAACGGAACCGACGGCGCCTGCGGGTGGTACCTAATTGGAGCAGATGGGCTAAGAGCGAAAATTGAAAGGGGTATCAATGGAAGAAAAGTGGGCTACCGGGAACTTTTTAGCCGATACTCGGAACGATATACATCGGTAGTGCCAACTGGAAACCATGATAGGCTTCAGTTTTACAGAAAGCTTATAACCGACGTTCTTGAGGTGAACATGCAGGATAAAAGCCAACTCCCAATGATACTTAAGAAGTGCCTCACAACCGATGGAAGCGGGTACGTAGGCGGTTTACGACGCGCGGAAAGTTTGCTGATACTAAATATGGAGGCTTAGAAATGGAAGAATTAGCGACTGTTGGGGTGGATATAACAGATAAGGGTGCCGAAAAGAAGCGAACGCAGCCAAGAAGCCTCACGGCTGCCAACGTGCTACAAAAGAAAAGAGGGCGGACAGTTAAGCTGCAAAACCCGATACTACGCCAGCTAATTGGGGAGGCTGAAGCCAAAGGTTACTGGCTAATCTATGGTCTAGAGAAAAACGGCAAAACGTGGTTTACGCTTCAGCTTGCCAAGGATATCTCGCTATCGGAAAAGGTAGCCTACATATCAGCAGAGGAGGGTGTAGATGACTCGTTTAAGCAAGCATGCCTAAGGGCTAACATAACCGCATCGGACAAGATAGTTTTTGATGAGTACCTGTCGGTGGATGATATCGTCGAGAAGTTTAGCAAGCCAAAGACTCCCAACATCATCATTATTGACAACCTCACCATGTACGCCGATGAGCTTAAGAGCAGCCGCCTGAAGAAGGACCTACTCGACAGGCTGCCCAATAAGCTGATAATACTACTTGCCCACGAAGATCGGAAGAAGCCATACCCTGCCGTAGCGCAAATGGCGAGAAAACTCAGCAAGGTTATTATCAACGTAGTTGGCTTAAGAGCCTTTGTGGTAAGCAGGTTTAGCCAAGGGGGGCATGTTGACATAGAGGAACGCAACGCGGAGCTATACTGGGGTGAAGTTGGTCAAGCAAGTTAAACCATTCAAAAAAACATAACCATGCAAACCGTACACGAAAAATACCTACTAAAACGCCTCCACACCCTGTTGGGGAGGCTTGGATTTGACAAGGAGGCTAAACGCGATATGCTGCTATCCAACTATGGGGTGACCAGCAGCGCAGACTTAACCTCGAAGCAGCTGGCAGAATTGTGCGACAACCTAGAATGCCAGCTAAACCCTCAAAAAAAGGAGCTTGACAAGTACCGCAAGCGCCTGATAGCTGCCATAGGAGGCTGGCTAACCAAGCAGAGTAGGGATAACGACATCAGGCAAATTAAGGCTATTGCCTGCAGGGCTGCAGAAACCAAGGCCTTTAATGACATCCCGCTGGAGCGACTACGCTCGCTGTACAGCGCATTTACCAACAAGCAAAAGGACTTAAAATTTGTGGATAACCTCACCAACTTGGAGGTAGAGGTATCCTCCTATCTCAACTAGCTATGAAAAAAGAAGAAAAGGAAACCAAGCAGTTTAACGTGAAGCTTTACCAGCAAAAATTGCGGAAAGCAGCCCGGGAGCTGAAGCAGGCCGAAAAGCGCCTGCTAGCCTGTAAGCCATCAGAAATGGAGGATTGCCTCCGCGAGTTTAGAAGGGCTAAGCTAAAGGTGTCACAAGTCGAAGATCGGCTTGATCCGCCGACCTCGAAGTTCGACCTACCAGTTTACACCACCACCCAGCTGAGGTATGATAGTTAGCAATAAAAGGACATCGACGGAAGCGCTAGAAATGGATGTACTAGCGCTGGCGAAGCTGGTAGGTAGGCGTATGGAGTGGCTTGGCAAAACTGAAAATAGACTACTGAGAACCTATCAGGCCATCGCCGAGGATACAAGAAAAATGCAGGAGCGCCTAGCCGCCATGCGGAAGGAGCTTGAGGAGGAGAAAAACTTTAAAAAACAGCAATATGAAGCAAAAAGGAAAGATTTGGACAGACGCAACGGGTAGGCAGCTCGACACATGGGCAATTAACCCCGTGCTTAAGGTTGAAGAGAAGCATGCGCAGCGCATTGCAGAGCGCGCGTTGAAGGCAGAAAAGGCCCTAAAGGAGCTGAATGAGGCGGTGGATGATGCCCAGCAGGATGTTTACGAGGCTAAGCTGAAGGATGCACAGGTAAAGGACTACAAACGCCTACCTACCCCAGAATCGCTCACCTTTTCGGCATTCGATAAATCGGTTGGCGTTGACATCAGAACCACCCGCAGGCTAGTGTTCGACAAAACTTACGTGGGCATTGTGAAGGCCAAGTTTGAGGAGTTTTTTGGAGTGTTTGACCAGGACGAGAGAGAGAGCAAAAAGTTTGCCTTTTTGCGCGACATGGTAAACTCACTCCTCTTTAAGGCCAGCGGAGACCTCGACCAGACGTCTGTAAATGAAATTCGCTCGCACAAGGCAACTGCAGAACGAAACAAAATCCCCGGATGGGAACTATTTGTGGAGGCTGTAGACCTTTTTGACAAGGCAATCAGAACAGAGCCAGGCAACCGCCTTTACTACGTGGATGTGGCTGAAGAAAATGGCAAAATCCGCAGGGTAGCCCTTAAATACACGGACATTTAATGGTTTTGTTATGGAAGACCCTGAAATATTGAATGGGGCACAAGATGTTGTGCCCCTACCTAAGCCCAGACATGTGCTGGATGCTGACGGATATAAGGTAAATCTATGTTCCTATTGCAATGGATTTGGATTTGTGACCCAGATGAACGATCGGATGGATGACTACGAAGATGTTGTATGCTGGCATTGTAAAGGTGCAGGGAGGTATATGATAAAGTTTACGCCGAAGAGGTTGGAATTCTTTAAAAAGCCAGTTAAACCCAATTGAAAAACCATTTAAACGCCACTTAAAATGATACCAGAACTAGTAAAAGCAGCATTAGCCGCATATGTCGTAGTTGGGTTGGTAACCATTATTGCTGGAGGTAATGCCGAAAAATACCGGGAGCGCAGGAAACGCTACAAGGCGTATTGCCAAACTAAAAATCAAAGAAGCGATGGCAAATAAAACATTTGAGGAGCAGGTGGCGAAAATGCGGTCGCTGCAAAAGGAATACTTCAGAACTAGGAATGCGCTAACCCTTGCTGCAGCAAAAAAGGCAGAAAAGGAGGTAGATGATACGCTAATTAGGATGTTTCCGGAACACGTGCCTGTAAAAGAAAACGACAGCCATCCCAAACTCTTCTCGAAATGGTAGACAAGGTTATATCTAAACTTGGTGTTGGTTTTGCCCTCCTATTCGTATTTGGGGAGCTAACCTACGTCAACACCAAATCGCTGCTATACCTGACTGGAGAAGCGGGTTTGGTTGACCAACTCTTTAGCGTAGTTGGCGCGATGGCCTTTTCATCCGTTACCATACTGGTTATGCGAAAGAGTAAAAAGCAGTGGGTAAAGATTGTTTTCCCTGTTTTTGATGCCGTTTTAATGTTCTGCGGTTTTAACCTGCTTTTTGCCCACGAAATAGCTAACGGTACCGACAACCCCATTCGCTTCTGCCTGTCGATTTTTATGGCTGTTTTTACGGGTTTGATCACGTATAGCCTCGGCCTAATCAACCACACCGACCATGTGGTAGATAAAACCGAAACACAGCGTAACGCTGAAGAGGTAGAACGTATCAAAGCGGAAACAAGCAGCAAGCTCGATGATTTGGAAGAGCAACGGGCATACCTATCTTCTTCGCTGGATGATTCGGTTGCCAAAGTTGATGAATTAAACGTGTTACTCGATCACGAAAAGAAGAAACGTCAACGATACGAAAAGGCCGCAAAGGAATTCATGGTGAATCATGTTTGTTTCCTTGCTTGGGGTGCTAAGAAGAAAAACGAATCAAACCGAACACCTGACGAAACAAAGGCGATTGCCCTTGCTGAAAAAATAAAAGCGGGGGAATCGGTAAGGCTGGAGGAGGTATTGGCATGAAGCATCGATTCACTATTGAAGAAAAGGAGCGCATTGAGAGGGAATATTCACACACCCCAACCTCACAGTTAGCACTGGCGCTTGATTGTCCAATCCACTGCATTTATAGCTACGCCTACAGTAAAAATCTGAAGAAAACAAAGGAGTACCTGAGCAGCCCAGCATGTGGGAGGCTGATTAAAGGACACAAGGGCAACTCAACAACCTTTCGAAAAGGGCACACTCCTGCCAATAAGGGAAAAAAGATGGATGAATCACTTAGAGAAAAGGTTGCCCACACGTGGTTTAAAAGTGGGAATCTGCCCACGAATACCAAGTACGATGGACACATATCGGCAAGAAAGGATAAAACCGGAAGAGTTTACCAATATGTTAGGATTGCCCTTGGTCGGTATGTTTTGCTACACCGCCATATTTGGGAGCAGGCCCACGGAGAAATTCCCCCCAAGCATGTGGTAACCTTTAAGGATGGCGACACCATGAACTGCAGCATCGACAATCTTGAGCTGATAACCATGAAGGAAAACCGACGAAGAAACTCGTTTTACGAGATGGTGCCTCCAGAACTGCAGCCTGTAAAAATATTGGTTGCAAGCGTTAAACGAAGAATTACCAAACAACAAAAGCGAGATGAAAAATAACATTGACGATCTAAGAAATCACCTGTTCGATGTTATCGAACGGCTAAAGAGTAACAGCGATCCACAAGCAGATAAAAATGAAAAAATAAAATTGGAGGATGCCAAGATGATATGCAACGCTGCTGATTGTATTATAGAAAGCATTCGCGTTCAGAATGACTTTTTAGGCATCATCAGCAAAGCAGAAAATCCGGACAAGGTACTTTTAAATAAGCCCAAAGTATTAGAACAAAAAAGCTAACAAATGGAATCAATCTTTGAAGAAATAAAAAGAGAAAGAAAAGCTCAGGATGCCAAATGGGGTGAGCAAGACCACAAACCCATAGAATGGGTGGCAATATTAACTGAAGAGGTTGGCGAAGTTAGTAAGGAGGCTCTTGAGAACCATTTCAAAGAGTACTACCGAGATGTTGATCAACTTGCCAACTACCGCAAAGAGCTTATTCAGGTAGCCGCCGTTGCTGTAGCCATGATAGAAAGCCTTCATCGGAATAGGCCATTACATCAATTATAACCCTTAAAACTAAAAGTATGATTGAGTTTACGGAAGCATCTATTAGAAAATTTATCGTTCATCGAGTAGGAAATAAGCTAAGAGACGAAGGTTTAGAACTTTCAACCCGAACCGTAGAACCTATTGACGATGATTTTACCACAAATGTACTTAAGCGCTACTTCTTTGCTCCATTTAGGGGTGATGTATTTTTCAACTTCAGCCATGCCTCTTCGTTAGAAATGAATGCTATTTATAGGGAGTCTTCTGCCATATTCGACAGGGAGGATGATTTTGTAGCTGCCAGCGAGTTAATCGCAAAGCAGCTATACGAGGCATCGCTCCATCCTAAAATTTCGGGAGGCGAACTGTACGTGGTACTCCTTAACGATGTGATTGTAGAAGGCGAGGTATGCGATGCCGTAGGAATTTTCAAATCGGAAAGTAACCAGCCATTCTTAAGCGTAAAAAACTTAAATGGTGAAAGATATGTGGTGACAGAAAGGGGAATTAACCCCTTCAATCTGGATAAAGGGTGCCTTATTTTCAATACTGAACGTGAGGCTGGTTATAAGATATGCGTGGTGGATAACACCACAAGGAACGGCGATGCGGTCTACTGGAAGGAGGCCTTCCTGCAGGTGAAGCCGCGTGAGGATAGTTACTACAAGACCCGCACCTACTTGGATGTCTGCAAGCAGTTCGTAAAGGAGGTATTCAACGAGGATAACGATGTAGATCCAGCAGATCGGGTGGACATGCTCAATCGCACCGCGCAATACTTTAAGGAAAACGAGGTGTTTAACGCTGGCGATTTTGAGGCAAAGGTGCTGGCGCAACCTGAAATTGTTGAAGCCTTTAAGGACTACAAGGACAAGTACTCGACCCTTTACCAAGTTAAGGTAGACGATGAGTTTACCATCTCCTCTGGAGTTGTCAAAGGCATGGCCAAGCAGTTTAAGAGTTTAATAAAGTTGGATAAGAACTTCCACATCTACATGCATGGGAACCGTGAGTTAATGGAAAAAGGCTACGACTCCGAAAAGAAGATGTCCTTTTACAAAATTTACTTTGATACCGAAACCGTTTAAATATTTTGCCCAATGCATATACTGCTAGTATCGTCAAAATTTGATGGAGAGATAGAGCTCAAGTACAACGAGAATGGCGTACTGGAGAAGTTTGAAAACAGGGCCAAGCTCGACACCGAAATGATTAAGTGGTTTTTTAAATACTTTCCGCTAACAACTGGAGTTCTGTCATGGCTAATAGAAAACACGAAAACGCTCCGAATAAAGGATGTTCCCATCGACATAACCTTTGCCTCGTTTTGGGAGCGGTATAACCGGAAGATCAACCGCAAGCGCTGCGAGCCGCTTTACGATAAGCTGGATGAAAGCGAAAAGGTGAAGTGCATAATGGCTATAAAGCAGTACGATTTCTTTGTACAGCTGCATAGTCGGGCAAAGATGGATCCGGAGAACTGGCTAAAGCGGTACGGATGGGAGACCGAATGGAGTAAAATTAAGTAAAAGGAGGCTTTTACATGATATTTAAACGGCATTTAAACCTAAAACAAAGGAATGCGGCAACAGGCTATAGCTGCCAAGACTGCGATCTACGAAATTCTACATGCACAGGATGCATGTAGGTGTAATTCAGAACCAAAATTTTGAAAAGCTCCGTTAGAAATTAATCTAGCGGGGCTTTTTTTGTAAAAAATCGATATTTTTTAAAGTGTTATATTTGTGTTGTAACCCCCATACCAACCCGTATTACTGTTAAAAATGGCTTACAACAAGAAGGGATATAACCAGCGGGCGCGCGTGATACAGTCGATCACCGATGAGCACTTTGAGCCCGAGAGCCACGCCAAAAGCCGCAAGGCGGTATGGCGAAAGCATATTTATCCGACGTACGGCATGTGCTACCGAACGTACCTTACGTACCTCAAGGTAGAGCCACCGACCCCCCAGAATGGCCAGCTTCGGCTGTTCTAGGTAGCAAGGGCACCCCAAAAGGGTGCCCTTGCTACTTTATCTCAACCGTAATATCAGCGGCTGCCTTTACGGGCGTTAGCGGCGGAGTCATATCCTCGGTAAAGGCAAAGCGGAAGGTTAGCTCGTAGATGCGCACGGCGTCCACCTGCGGCAGCTTCTTCAGCTTTGCCCTTACCATCGGGCTGTAGCTGCCCGATGACTGTCCGTTTAGGCGCTTGGCCACCCGATCGAGCAGCACCAGCGGCGGCGTTCGCTTTACCTGCGTGGCATGGTTCGGCAAAGCGGTCAGCATCATATCGGCAACCGTTACGGTTATACACCCCTCACCACGCTGGCTGCCCCGGCTGGGGCTGGTGTAGGTAATCTCCTCCACGTCCACCAGCGCGCACGGCCAGGCCACCGGGGGCTGCTCAAAGGTCAGCTGCCCCCAGTTCTCGTCAACGCTTCTAAACTCGCCCATCAGCTTCAGCCGGGCTATGGCATCGGCCACAACCGTAGTAAGTACGTCCATTACCTAAAAATTTTATCAAATATTGGTTTTGCATCGCGCTCTGCCGACCTAAAGATGTCGGGTGAATAGCCGATGTACGGCCTAGCCGGGTAGGTTAGCCTGCGGGAGAACCCGCGCACCTGTATCCGCTTACCTCCCCGAGGGTTCTTCCGGTGGTGGGGCTTTACGTACTGCTGAATGCGCCCCCCTTCACCCAGCACCCTTGCGTAGGGTACCAGCCCCACATCAACCCCAATGGCCACGTTTACGCCCTGCACCTGAGCCTTCACGCTGCTCTGCAGTATTCCGGTTGCATGCAGTATCCTTTTACCCTGGCTTCGGCTCGTCTCCCGGCTACGCTTAGCCCACCGAGGACGGGGGGAACCGTTGACAACGAAGCCTTGGGCGCTGAAGCTGGCATCCTTTATCCGTTCGGCCGCTCCGGCAACGAACTTCGGAAAATCTTTAGCCAGGAATCTTTTTACCTCCGCCTGCCTTTTGGCCAGATCGGCGGCAAGTAGCCGGGCATCTCTCATTTTTTTGCTTTTTTATGAAAAAAGTTGTAGTATTGCGGTATAGAGGTAGAAAAGCCGGAAACACGCAGCCCCTGACCCGGGAAGGTGAGCAACGTAAGGCTTTTCTACCTTTTTTGTTTGAGTAGGCCTAGCCTAAAGTCCTCGGCCTGCTGCACGGATGCCAGCTTGTAGAAGCTGTCCACCCTGCCTTGGGAGTTCACCAGCAGCACGGCTGGCACATCGCCGTAGTACTTCAGGTAAACGTTAAAAAATTCGGAGCTGAACTTTACCTTTGTGCTACCCTTATAAATAGCCCACACCTCATCCGGCTTGGTAAACACCTCCAGCACCTCATCAAAGTAGGTATGGCGGCCACGCTCCACCATTTTCTCCTTGAGCTTAACGTCGAATGTCGCCCGTATCCCGTTACCCTTATCTAGTAGCGAAAATCCTTCACCAGCCGTCCCGTACTTTTCCTCCAGCTTCGCCCAGTAGCGGCGGTAGGCATCCTCGGTAGCAATATCACCCTTGTAGGCGGATAGCTGCGATGGGTTGCCATAGATAACCTTGGCTGGTTTCATACCGTAGTTTTTCACGGCGGATAGCTGCTTTTCGGCAGCTGCCGGGCTCGCCTTGAAGTAGGCGGAGCCGTCCTTCTCGAAAATTTCGGAGGTGCCCACGTTGTGGCGCCAGGCCTTATCTACGGCATGCCCCCCAACCTTCATGGCCTCATCGGAGCTGGTAAGCATACCTTTTTTCTTTGCCATCTCCTCGTACAGGCGCTGGGTGAGCTTACGCACGTAGCAGCGGCATCTCCAACCGTTGGGCGGGTAGTACTGCAGCCAGAAGGGGTCATCAACGGGAAGTAGGATTCCTGCCATCCGTCGGTGCTCCTCGCGCACGTCCTCATCGTTTGCGGTAAGCAGCAGCAGGTAGGGGTGCGTGTCCTTGCTCTCCTGAATGTCCACCCATCGGCTTCCTGCCGTTCCGGCTGCTATTACCGCCTGCCGCTCCACCTCCAGGTAGGTGATGTTGTAGCGGGCGTTAACCTTTAGCGCCTTTCGGCGGTAGTCGTTAAAGGGTAGCCTTCGCCCATCCTCGTATACCGCATCGCGCAGCTCCAGCATTTGGGCGTAGCATTTTGCGCCGCTGAAGGCAAAGAGGTTATTCTGCACGCGTCCGAGCAGCTCGGTATCCTTCAGCGTCCAGTCCGGGCTAAAGAACTTCTTTTCGTATCCCTCTTCGTAGGCCTTAAGCAGCACCCCAACCGTATGGAAGTACAGCTCTGGAATGAGCTGCTCCATACTCCAAGCACCTGAGTAGATTTTGTTCAGGTATTGCTCTACAATGCCCTCAGTTACATCTCCTGAAGGCTCCGCACCTCCATCAGCTGCCAGCTGGTACGTACGGTTAAGCGCCCCGGCTAGCGCGGGGCCTAGCCGAAAAAACGGGATTCCCCCGTCCCAAGCGACAGCGTGGCGGGCTGCTGCTTAACGCCCAGCACCTTGATGCCAAACTTCTCGGTAAGCCACTCGGGGTCTACGTCCATGTAGGGCATGGTATCCTTGGTCATGCTCCAGAGCTTTTCGATGTCCTCCTCGGCCTCGAAGGCAAAGGTGCTCCCTGCAGGTAGAATCCCCAACCTAACAAGCGCCGGAATAACGATGGAATTCCATACCTGCTGGGTAAATACCTTGTCGCTTTGGAATACGTTATCCGTAATTTTTTGGCTGGACTCCTCCTTGCTCCTGTTGCCGTTCTTGGTGTCCTGCCCTACAATTGCCCTTGTAAAGAGCATCTGCATTTCGTTGTTGCAAAGCTGTATTAGGTTATGGTAAACATCGCCGCTGGTGCTTACCCCTTGAGCGAACTCAAACTCCTCCGTCTCGTCGATAATGAAGTAGGCCGCCGACCCCATGTCGCGCATCATGGCCTCCGCACGGTCGAGCATCTCCGTGTCCGAGGTGTTCGTCTTCATCACGCGGGGCGGTATGCCGTAAATCTCGCACAGCTCGCTCCAGCAGGACTGGGCAAATCGCTTGAAGAGGGCGTGCGGCACCGCCTTATTTAGCAGGCCGTAGCTCTTTTGCTCGCCAAACTCCAGAATAAAGGTGCCGTACTCCCTTGCCGTACGGTACATGATGCCGGAGGAGTCGTCCTCCTTCAGCAGCAGCATCCCCTTTTCGGGTACGACGTTCCCCCTAGGCAGCAGCTCCACCTGGTACAGCGCGTCGACGCCTTCCGATCCGCTGTCGTGCTCGGGCGTGTTGAGCTCCACCAGCGAGTGGCCGTAAAAGATGGACTCCATGATGCGGGTGGTAAGCTGCCCCACCAGCTTCGTGTTCTTAAGCGTTCCCGTTAGCTCCTCGTCAGCCTCGCCCTTGGCATTCTTAATGGAGAAGGGCGCTGCCAGCACCTTGTCGATGCGCTGCCCCATTTGACTCTCTATCATGGAATCTATACCCACCTCCTCGTAGAGGCGAATGAGCGCCCCCCGGCGGGGCGTATCCACGCTGTCGGCCCTTTGCTGCGCCTTTCGCCAGGTGGCAACATCGACCCGAACCCGGGAGATGGCCTTCGGGATCAGCTTGCGGGCGTATCCATCGCCCCGTTTGGGGGCTTTTGTATTTTCGGTTGCCGAAGCAGCCAGCTGCACCTGCCCTGAAGGCCTTTTTAAATGGCGCTTTTTATTCATTTAAACGGTGTTTTAGCCTTTAAAAGCTGTGGTTAAACTTGGGGTTGCTGCCCGCGCGCAGCGGCATCTTTACCACACCGTCGACCTGCTTCAGCGGCAGGTCGGCGGCCAGCTCCTTCCCCGATGCGCCTACGCCTGCCACCTCCTTAAACCATCCAATAGCTAGCGTGTAGTAGTCCTTTGCCTTCTCATAGATCACCCCGGCATTGGATACGCGTAGGATGTACCATACGGCCATACTTTTGCAGTGCTCCAGCACCAGCGGATGGCGGTTATCCCCGGTGGCGTTAAAGATGGCCGTGCAGTCGTACTTGCCGTTTAGGTAGCTGGTGGCCTCGCTGATGGCGGCAAGTACGGCCTTCCGTACCTGCGCGTCATCGGTAACAATCCCTCCCAGCGTCTGCTCGTAGATGGCGGTGTAGAGCTCCTGATTGTCGATAAACATGGCTAGACGTTTTTATACTCCGCCTTGGCATCGAACGACGGGCAGGCCTTTTTCACGCCAGGAAAATCGTGATGGCCGCAGATAACCGCCGACGGGTAGCGATCCTTGAGCTGCTCCAGCAAAAACAGCAGCGAGGCCTTCTGCTTCTCGGTTCTCGTATCCTTCGGCTTTCCGGCAGCGTCAATACCTCCGATGTAGCAGACGTTGATCAGCGTGGCGTTGTGTCCGGCTACGCCGTTGGAGGGCTTGCCCTCGTCCAGCAGCTTAACAATATTCCCGCTGGCCTCGATGATGTAGTGGTAGCCGGGGCTTTTCCATCCGAGGTTCTCCTTCCAGTAGCGCTGTATGGCGGCTACCGATGCGTTCTGTGCGGTGGCGCTGCAGTGCACCACGATGTGCGAAATTTTTCTCATACCTTTATATATATGGGTTAGTACTTCTGATTCTGTCGCTTTCCTACCCGGTAGCCTCCTTTTGCCTTTCGGGTTACGGTGTTGAGCTTGCTAATGGCACCCTCGGCGGCATCGGGGCCATCCACCGGAGAGCCGCTGCCCTTCTCGAAGGCGAGGTACTGGTCGATGAGCTCGACCTGATCGGCCGTTTCCTTCTCCTCTACGTTGAAGAAGACGTTGCGCCGCTCGAAAAAGGACTGCGTGGCCTCGATGCGGTCGTACTTGTCATCCTTTGGACGCTTGTCCGCCTTTACGGGGATGTAGTAGCCCCGCTCGTCGCCTTCGGAGTCGAAGTCGTTCACGAAGTCGTCCATCGCGAATAGCCCCTCAATCCAGTACCGTATCCGCTTCTCCTTCTCCAGCCGCTCCTCGTAGAGGTCGTAGAGCCACCTGACGAGCGTAATCCGCGACGCCTGCCGCAGGAAGGTGTGGATGAAGTGAAACTCACGCCCCTTCTTGCCTATCAGGATCATCCCCTTGTGGCAGGCCGCCTGCTTGTAGGAGAGGTCGCCGTAGAAGCAGAGCGCGTCGTACTCCTTGAGCGGCAGCATCTGCTTCCACTGCATGTCCTCAAATCGGAATACGGCGCCATCCTCGATGTGCATGTGCATGTACTCGCGCATGAAGGAGCGGTAGGGCGTATTGCGGAACTTGCTGCGCCAGTACTCGGCGCTGGTCTTCCCCGGCCATGACGGCTCGAAGGTGTTTAGGTCCTTCACCGCCCTTACCGTTAGCACCTTGTAGAGCACGGGAGCGTTATCCGCCCTCGCCTTGTTGGACAGCACCTTGAACTGCGTCTTCAGGCGGTTGGTAATGCTATTTTTATGAAAGTTGTTGTTGGCGTATACGAAGCGCTTGGTGGAGCCGTCGGACTCGTCGAAGCAGCCGAAGAGCTCCTCGAAGATGTACTCCACCCCCTCGCGCATCAGGCGGTCGTTGTTGACGTGGCGCTTGTTGTCCACATCGTCCACGGCGATGTAGTCGGGGCGGCGATCCTCCTCGCGTACCCCGCGCGGATTTTGGCCGAAACCCAAAGACATGAAGCGCACGCCGGAGGCGGTCAGGAACTCACCTGAAGACCAGTCGCCGTGCTTGTACTGCTCACCGTAGTCGTTGATGAGCCGCTTGTTGAACTGCAGCTGCGCCTGACAGGCGGATAGCAGCTTCTGCGCCTTCTTTTCCGTTTCGCCTATCAGCAGGAAGAACTTCATTCTGCCCGTAAACATCAGGTAAAGCGGCAGCCCCATGTCGATGTGGACGGACTTCGCCCCGGAACGGTAAATTTCCGCCAGCAGGTAGAATTCGCTATGACCGATTACGGCCTCCGCCAAATCGCGATGAAAGGGGGCGCACGGGCTCTTGGCGTAGGTTGGGAAGTAGTACTCGAACCAGCGGATGTAGTCCTGCTCCAGCTCCGCGATGCGCTTTAGCTTGTCGGCTGGCGACTCGTTGATGTTGATGCTGGCCGCCTTGGCAATGCGGCGGCAGTGCACCTCGTAGTTACCCAGCAGGCGCTGGAAGCGCTTGTCGATATCCACCTCTATCATCGGGTCTCCTGCTGTGCCCTATAGGCGATAAACATTTTGTGAAACTCGGTGAACTTGACGGCCAGCTGCGGCTCCATGTCCACCATCCACATGTCGAACTCCTTAAACACGGATATGATAACCGGAATGGAGATTCTATTCTCCATTGCCTGCAGGGCCTTGCTGACCTTGCTAAGCGCATCCGCATCAATCTTGGTGTCCTTGCCCTCGGTGATGTTCTTCATCTCCTGCAGGAGCAGCTCGCGAATCTTCCGGGGGGTGGACAGGTAGCTATCCCTTTTGGCGTCCCAATCCATGCTCTCCCGCCACTTGGATAGCGTATTGGTCGATATGCCGAGCTGCTCGGCGATAGCCGTGCAGCTGAGCCCCTGCTCTACGAACAGCGTTTCGGCCACGCCGTACAGCTTGTGCTTTGGTTCTTTTTGCTTCATCTACTTTGCCTTTTCGAAGGCAAAGGTTACCCCTTTTAGCCGCCTCTAAAAAATTAGTTTTAAGGCTTTACGCTATTTTTTACCAGCCTATAAAAACCTACCAACTTTGTCCCAACGAAACGAAAAAAACTATGCCAGCATTCTGCCTTAACGACGAAACCAAGAAGAACTCGCACGGCTTCTACCTGCTGAACGCCGGAGGCGAATTCGACCGCTTTCGGGAAAACCCGGTAATGCTCTACAACCATAACCACGATGCCCTTATTGGTAGGTGGGAAAACCTCCGAGTGGAGGGATCGCTTTTAATGCTAGACCCGGAGTTCGACGAGGGCGATGAAGAGGCCCTTAAGATTAAGGGTAAGGTAGACCGCGGATTTTTGAAGGGCGGATCACCCGGCATCATCGTGCTGGATGCGGAGTACCGCGACAATCCGGCCACGGGGTCAAACGACATCTTCGTGACCCAGTGGGAGCTTTTCGAAGGCTCGGTGGTACCTATACCCAGCAATGCAGGGGCTATCAACCTTAAGGTGTACGACTGGGATCACAAGCTGCTGCAGCCCGAGCAGGTGCTCAGCCACATTGACCAGGTTGTTAAGCTGAGCGCTGGCACTAGTAACGGGGGAAACCCACAAAACCAAAAAAATGAGAAGCCAATGGAAAAGGTAAAGCTGAGCGCGGAGGCGCTCGTGGCCTTGGGTATTAACGACGATGCGGATGCTACAGCCATCAGCGTGGCGGTGGTGGCGCTGAAGGCGAAGCTGGACGGAGCCACTACCGAAAACACCAAGCTCAAAACCTCCGCAGAGGAGGCTAGAAAAAAGGGTGCGGAGGAGATGGTTGACTTAGCCGTGAAGGCGGGAAAGATTACGGCAGACAAAAAGGACGCGTTTGTTAAGCTGGCGCTGGCCGACCTTGAAACCACCAAGGCAACGCTGGAAGCCATCCCTGCCAAGCAGTCGCTTAGCGCGGTGATTAAAGATCAGGGCGGCAAAACAGCGACCGAAGGCAGGGAGAGCTGGACGTACCTGAAGTGGGCGAAGGAAGACCCCAAGGGGCTGGCAGAGCTGAAGGTTACCGACCCAACCGCGTTTGAGGAGCTAAAGAAAAAACGATAAAACAGGCAACCTATGGCAATTGAAAAGCAGATTTGGATTGACATGCTGATGGAGGGGTACTACCCCGATGGCTCGTTCCTGAAGCGCTCGGTGGACATGACCGAGAATGTGGAGTACAACAAGATCAACCTGGCCGAGTCGGGTGTTGATCCGGAGGTGCTCATCGACAACAACACCTTCCCGGTGCCGATTGCGGAGCGTACGGATTCGCCTATTGAGCTACCGCTGCACACGTTCGACACCAAGAATACGGTGGTTAGAAACATTGAAGAAAAGGAGACCAGCTACGGCAAGATGGACAGCGTGGTTCGCGGCCACCGCAACGCGCTACGCAAGAAGACCTCGACCTTTGCCGCCCACTCGTGGACGCCTCAGAGCAACGGCCTGTGGACTCCCGTAATGGGCAGCAACGGGGCGGTTAACCCCAGCGGCGTAAAGCGGGTATCGTTTGAGGACTTTTTGCAGATGGAGGCCAAGTTCCGTGGTCTTGATGCGGATATGGGATCGCTGGTGGCGGTGCTTAACCCCATCCACCTAGCCGACCTGATGGCGGAGGATATGAAGTTGTACAGGGAGGTTATGGCGGGTGGTAAGCTGTTCAGCTTCTCGCTCTTCAGCTTTAGCCAGCTGCCCTACTTTGACACCACCACCGGAGCGAAAAAGGCATTCGGTGCAGCAGCAGGCGCAAACGATACAATGGCTACGCTCTTCTACTCCGACTTGGAGGTGATGCGCGCTGAAGGTGATGTAGATATTTTTACCCGCTACAAAGACCCAGAGGCACGCGGTGACATTGTCGGATTCCAGCAGCGCTTTACCGCGCTCCCCATCCGCAAGAAGCTACAGGGAGCCCTTTACTCCGGCAAGTAGCATGGGGATTGAGTGGCTAGCTACCATCGTAAACACGCTTATTCTTGGCGGATCGCTCCTCTACATCCGTAGGGAGCGAAAGGCCGGGGTAAGGGTAAAGGAGGAGGAGGCCGAAAAGGCCGAAATCTCCAACGCCGACGCAATGGTAGACTTGGTGAAAAAGGCGAATGAAATGGTCGTAAATACCTTAAAGGAGGAAAATGAAAAATTTCGCAAAAGTATTTCAAAGCTGGAGAGGGCTATTCGTAATATCAACCGTTGCCCTCATAGGGATAGCTGCCCTGTCCTTGACGGGATGCCGGGCAACGAAGCCATTACAGGAAAAGGAGTACATCACGAAGACGGACAGCGTGGTGATCCAATCGGTTTTGCGCGATACCACGGTTCGCCTCGAAAAGGATAGCGCCAGCATTAGGGCGCTGCTCGAATGCGACTCGCTGGGCAGGGTGCGCATTCGGGAGATACTGAGCCTTAAGAGCGGGCTTAGAGTTCGGGCTCCGAGCTTAAAGTTGGAGGGGAATACCCTCATAAGCCAGGCGGTGGTGGACTCCATGAGCATCTACCTTACCCTAAAGGATCGCTACCACACCAGAATCCGGAGCGATACCAGCCGTTCTGAAAGGGATGTTCCCGTTTACGTGCAGCGACCGTGGCAGAAGTTTCTCTGCTGGAGCGGAGCCCTATGCTGGCTGCTGCTGCTGGGATGGATAGGATACAGAGCTTACAACCGTTTTAACCCGTACTTAAAAAGCATTAAACCGTGGGAAAAGAAGCAATAGAAGACAAAAATAGCGCGGCTCAGGAGGCAGCAGGCGCTGCTGGAGCGCCTCAGGATACCCCAACGATTCAGGGGGGAGAGGCAGCCGCTGAGGGTGCTACCGATACGGCTCAAGAAGGGCAACACCTACAAGGGGGCGAAGCCGCAGCCGCCGGATCAGAGGGTACAGGCGAAGAGCAGCAGGCCAAGCCTGCAAAGGCATCCGCTAAGAATGCTAAAAATGCAAAGAATTTACCGGGCAACGAGCAGGCGCCAGCCGCAGAAATGGCGCTAATCGAGCTGGTAAAGGCCTACTCCAAGCTATACCCCAAGTGCAGGCAGTTTCACGTCACCACTGACCTCATGGTATTCCTTGAGCCCGACCTAAACGCGGCACAGTTTCACCAGCGCTCCCTACCCGACGGGCAGGTGCAGACGCTAAAAAGAGCGGACTAATGGGGCTACCAAACGTACATATAACGCTGGCCAACGGAGCGCTTGGCCGCGTTGCTGGCAGCTCCGACGGGGTTGCCGGGCTACTTGTCACCGGAGCCGCCGTTGCTGGCAAGCTGGAGCTCAACAAGGTCTACCTGCTATCCGACCTGCGCTCTCTGGAGAGCCTCGGGATAACCAAGGAGAACAACCCGCTAGCCTACAAGGAGGTTACTGCCTTCTATACGCAGGCTGGAGATGGGGCTGAGCTCTACCTGCTGGTGGCTTCGGCCGCCACCACGCTGGCGCAGCTGTGCGCCGTTGATGCCGCCTCGCCGCTTCGTAAGCTCATCGACTACGGGCGCGGCCGCATTCGCCTGGTGGGCGTCAACCGCCTTGCTCCGGAGGGCTACGTGCCCGTAACGGCGGCAACGGGCATAGATGCCGATGTGGTGGCCGCCCTTACCGCTGCCGAATCTGTAGCCAAAAGCTACCGCAGCAAGGTAATGCCGTTTAGGGTGCTGCTACCCGGCTACGCCTTTTCTGGCAGCTTGGATAAGCTCTTTAAGCCCCGCGAGGGCTCCTACAACAGCTGCGGCGTGGTGCTCTGCGCGGATGCCAAGATCGGCACCGTAACCTCTCCTGCTGTAGGTCAGGTACTCGGTAGGGCAGCATCCATCCCCGTTTATCGCAGCATTGCAAGGGTAAAGGATGGGGCTATCACACAGGACGGGTGGCTGGCTGACGGAAACACGGTGGAGTACCATGCCGCATTGCTCGATGCGCTTAACGATGCGGGATACATCATCTACCGTAGCTTTGTGGGCAAAAACGGCTACTACCTGAACGACGACCCCACAGCGGCGCCGCTGTCTGACGACTACTCCAGCCTATCCTTGGGTAGGGTGATCGATAAGGCGATTGCCATTGCCTACTCCACCTACATCGACGAGATACAGGACAGCGTGGAGGTGGATGAAAGCGGCAAGCTACCAAAACCTTTATGCACCTACTTTGAGGGTATCATAGAGGATGCCGTAGCCCTGCAGATGGCGGGCGAGATAAGCGGGTTTAATGCGCTAATCGACCCTACCCAAAATATTCTGTCCACCTCCCGGCTAACGGTGAGCTGCAGGATTCGACCAAAGGGTATGCTGAAGGATATTGATGTTAACCTCGGGTTCACCAACCCGGCAACTAGCCGCTAAAAATGGATGGTATAAAAATTAACGGGCAGGAGTACGCATGGGGTGACCTCTCCTTTGTAGCCCTCGGGCGAACGCTAGGAGGCGCCATTGCCGTAGACTACAAGGCCAAGAAGGAGAAGAAAGCGCTGCACGCTTCGGGGAGGGACCCCCGCGGCATTCAGCACGGCAAGCGCGATTACGAGGGTACGCTAACGGTGCTGCAATCGGAGCTGATAGCGCTTAACCGTGCCGCTAGGCAAAGGGGATATAAGGATGCCCTGGACATCGAGTTCGATCTGATCATGGCCTACCTTGCTCCAAATGGGGTTATCACCACCGATAAGGTGGTGAAGCTGTCCATTACCGAGCTCCCCAGCGGGATGAAGGAGGGCGACATGAACTCGGAGCATGCGCTGCCATTTGTGGCGCTGGATATTAAGTACGACGTAGGTAACTAATAATTTTTTTATAGGATGGGATACACTGCAACAGCTGATGAAATTGCTCAGTGGAAAAAGGAGCACGAGGAGATTTTTATGGCGGAGGTGGACGGCTACCGCTGCTACCTGAAAAGGCCGAACCGCAAAACGCTATCGGCTGCCGCCGTGGTTGGCGCCAAAGACCCGCTTAAGTACAACGAGATTGTGCTCAAGAACTGCTGGCTGGGTGGCGATGAGAAGATACAGACGGAAGACAAGCTGTTTCTGGGCATCAGCGGCCAGCTGGGCGAAATCATTGAGGTGGCGGAGGCCACCATAAAAAAGCTTTAGCCTCTGCCGGATTGAACTCAAGAAGCGGGCTATTTGAGGCAAACGCCCTCATCCGCTTCTTTTTTCATGTCGATCCCGACGAGCTGGATGACCCGCAGTGGGAGGTTCAGCTCCTCATGGCGCTCCATCTCGAAAACCGCTTTTTAAATAACATCAGCAAGCTGCTAGGAGGATAAATGGCATCAGCATACGAGTATATCATCAGCATACAGGATAAGGCATCCAGCTCGCTTCAGCGTATTACCGGGACCTCGCTTGAAACCGTCGACAAGATGGTTAAGCTTTCGGAGAAGGCGGAGGCGCTACAGCGTACCACCAAGGACTTAGGTGGGAGCTTGGGCAACCTGCGCCAAAAGGTATCCCTGCTGAAGGATGAAAAGGAGCTGCTCGACCCTAAAAACCTGCCGCTGATCAAGCAGTACAACCGGGAGATCGGAGCGCTGGAAAGGGAGATTGGCAAGCTCGACAACGCGGGATCAGGTGGAGGCCTTAAGAAGTACTTCGGGGAGCTGGGTGGCATGCTGGGCGGTATGGTAAATCCGGCAACAATAACCGCCGCTATAGGCGGCTTTGCGGGCAAGTCGGCCATGAGCTTCGACAAGGGTATGGCGGCGGTAAACCTTACCGCCCAGCTTGACGACAAGGGGCTGAGCGACCTGAAGCAGCGCGTAAAGAAAATTGCGATTGACAACAAAACGGAAATCGAGGTCGCCCCGGTGGGCTTCGAAAAGATCATATCGCAGGTGGGCGATACGGAGGCATCGCTGAAGATACTGGACGCGGCAATGAAGGGAGCCAGAGCCACCACCACCGACATGGATACGGTGTCAGGGGCGCTAGCGCAGACCATGTCCATTGTGGGCACCAAGAATGCCGACGTGCAGCAGGTGCTAGACACCTTTATCGCGGCCAAGCGCGTAGGTGCCGGGGAGTTTAAGGACTTCGCCACCTACATGCCCGGGCTGATAGCCGGAGCCGATAGCCTTGGCGTTAGCTACAAGAGCGTGGCGGGGGTATTCGCCTACATGACGGGCAAAGGTCAGAGTGCCGAGCGCTCATCCACCTTGATGCAAAACATGTTTTCCGCGATGTCCAAAACGGACATCACCACCAGCCTCAAAAAGGCGGGGGTGGCCATCTTCGACAACGAAGGTAAGATGCGTGGCATGGTGGACATCTTCACCGACCTGAACAAGCTGACGGGCAGCATGAGCTCCGAGCAGAAGTCGGCATTTTTGGAGCAAATTGGGCTCGTGGACAAGGAGGCCAAGTCTGCCTTCTCCATCATGGCCTCGGATGTGGGCAAGCTGCAGGAGGCGATGGATGCCACGGCCAACGCCCAGGGCGAAACGGCCAAGGCGATGGAGCTCTCCAGAAATGCCGCCCAAAAGGCCAACGACGTATGGCTGAAGCTCAAGAATACGGGGTTCGTGCTGGGCGATATGCTTCTCCCGGCCATTTCCATCGCCTTTGACGTGCTCGGCAGCGTTGTTTCGGCCGTCTTCTTTATCTTCTCGGGTGTTAGCGATATATTTTCGTGGTGGTCGCAGCTGCTGGCCGAGGGTAACCCGCTGGTATGGGGGCTTACCGCTGCGCTGGCTGCGCTTACCGTAGGGCTGGGCGCCTACGCCATTGTCACCAACAGCGCCGCCATTGCCACCAAGGCAAAGGTAGCTTGGGACTGGATTGCTGCTGGAGCGGCATCGGCATGGACGGCGGTTCAGTGGGCGCTCAACGCGTCCCTCTACGCCTGCCCGCTGGTATGGATTGTCCTGGCTATTGGGGCGCTGGTGGCCGCCATCGTTTTCTGCGTAACCAAGGTGCAGGGATGGGGCAAGCAGTGGGATAGCATCGTTGGATTTATGACGGCGGTGTTTGAGCTCTTTGTCGAGTCCTTTAAATTTCAGTGGAACCTGCTCACCAACGGCTTTATGATAGGCCTTGATAAAATTAAGTTGGGCTGGTATAAGTTTAAGGAGGCCGTTGGGCTGGGCGATTCGAAGGAGAATCAGGCGGCCATAGCGCAGATCAATGCCGACGTGCAGGCACGGCAAAAGGCGATAGTCGACGGGGCAAAGAAGATGCTCGACCTCTCCAAAAAGGCAGCCTCCTCGCTTACGTGGGAGCTTTCCATGAAAACCAATGAGAAGGCTAACGCCAAAAATAGCGGTGCTGCTGCTGCAGGTGGAGGACGAGCCGCGGGTGGCGCAATGGGAAAGGGGCGCTTCGATGGGCTCATGGATAAGCTGCAGGGAGGGAAAAAGGGAAAGGGGAATGGGAGCTCCGGCTCACCCCTAGACCTAAACGGGAAGGCGGCCTCCTATAAGGGCACGACGGCCTACTCGGCCATCGCATCCCGCTTAGCCCCCGTTAAGTTGTCCACCCTTGCGGCTGCCGCCTCCGTTGCGGTGCCGATGGCCCTTGCTCCACCCATCTCCTCCGGCGAGATGGCTCCTCCCCAGCAGGTAGCCCAGCAGGTCGCCGAGCAGCGGGTAGAGCAGCCTCGCCAGCAGGGGAAAACCATCAGCGTGGACAGGCTTTGCAACAGCGTGGTGATAAACATTGAGAAGGCGGATGGTAAGGGGTACGAGCATATCCGAACAGAGGTACTAAAAATCATTAAGGAGGCATTTGACGACTATGCTTAACGAATTCAACCTGCGCAGCCTGCTTACGGGCCTGTCCGGATACAAGGGGGTTCCCTTCCCCGGGCTGATACCCCCACCGCAGCAGGTGGGCATCCCGGAGTACGAGCTAACAACAACCGCACCGCCACGTCAGGAGTTTACCCAAAAGGGGTCGCGCCTGTGGGCGCAGCACGAGGGGCGCTGGTACTTCATGCCCGTAGCGCTGGAGCATAAGGGCAAAACGCTGGAGATACCCTTGGCTATCATCAGCATCTCCGGGTCTAAAACGACCGTCAAAACGCCCATGCCCGGAAGGCGGGGATCGGTAAAGGAGCTCATTAGCATGGACGATGCCAAAATTAGCATCACGGGGCTCTTTTTTTCGGCAGATGGCACTTACCCGGAAGCTGCCGTAAGCGAGATGAACGCGCTGATACAGGTTAACGAGTCCATTCGGCTGGTTAGCGCGCTCTCCGACCTTCTCCTCGATCCTGAAGATCGGGTGGTTATTCAGAGCTGGGACTTTCCGCCAACGCCCGGCGTGGAGGATATGCAGGCCATTAAGCTGGAGATGGAGTCTGACAGCCCCTTTGTGCTAACCGTAACCTCGTAGCCGATGTACGCGCTATGCAGCCAAATAACCGTAGGAGGCAAGGCCTTTAACGGGGTGCACGAGGTGGTCGTTAGGCGCTCGGTCTACGAGCTGGGGGCTACGGCAACGATAAAAGTCCCCGTTACGGCGGTGCTGAAGCAGCAGGGGCAGCCCTCCGTCTACATCGAGACGGCCAAGTCCATCAAGGTGGGCGATCCGGTGGAGATTCGGCTGGGCTACAACGGCAGCTACAACCGGGAGTTTAAGGGGTACGTGCGCCAGCTCAACCTGAAGGCGCCGCTCGAGATAGCCTGCGAGGATGCCTTCTACCTTACCCGCGAGCGTAGCATCACCCACTCCGGCAAAACAACGCTGGAGGTGCTGCTTAAAAAGTGCGGCCTGCAGGTGGGCTACGCGGCTAAGCTAACGCTAAGCGCCTTCAGCGTATCGACCAAGCCCGTGGCGTGGGTGCTGGGCAAGCTCAAAACGGACTACGGGCTGTGCATCTACTTCGACATGGAGGGGCGCGTGTACGCCAGCGAGCCCCACAAGCTGGTTGGCGATACGGTGAGGTACCGCCTGCGGGAGAACGTCATCAGCGATGACGACCTCACCTACCAGCATGCCGATGATGTAAAGCTGAAGGTAAAGGCGGTATGCATCTACCGGGATGGCACCAAGGTGGAGGCAACGGTAGGCGCTGATGGCGGCAGGGAGAAAACGGTCTACTTCTACGACGTAAAGGATCAGAAGGAGCTATCCGTCCTAGCCGATGCCGAGCTGAAAAGAAGCCGCTACGACGGCTACGCGGGAAAGCTGGAAACCTTCCTTTTCCCCTTTGCCGCGCCAGGAATGGTAGCCCACATTGAGGACACCCTTTACGGGGAAAGAAACGGATCGTACTACGTGGAGGGGGTGGAGACGACCTTTGGAACATCAGGAGCCCGCCGCAAGGTGGATATAGGAGTAAAGGTGTAGCGGTATGGGAAAGGGTATGGACGAGCTAAGGCGGATTATCGAACGGCGCCTAAACGAGGCGGGAGCCGTATCGTTTTATGCGGTGGTGGAGAGCGTGGACGAGCAGCACCGAACCTGCAGCGTAAGCAGCGAGGGGGTCACCTACGAGCAGGTGCTGCTCTACGCCGTTGAGAAGGCAGCCCTAAAGGGGTTTTGCCTTATCCCAACCGTAAAGAGCACCGTGGTGGTGGCTCGGGTGGCGGGAGGTAGCCATCTGTATGTTGAGCTCTTTTCGGAGGTGTCCAAGGTGCTGCTCACCGTAGCCGATAAGGTGGCGGCGAGCGTTGACGAAAAGGGCTGCCTTGCTACCGTTGGCAAGTCCACCCTGAAGATGACCGAGCAGGGATTCACCCTCTCAAGGGATGGAGCAGGCCTAAAAAAAACGCTGGAGGCGCTGCTGGAGGCGCTGACCAAGCTAACCGTAACAACAGGCGTAGGCCCTTCGGGCGTGCCTATCAACGCGGCAGATTTTGTGAAGATAAAGCAGGAGCTAACCAAATACATGGAGGGGTAACAATGCTGGAAAAAAATACCATTAAGGCGGCGGTGAAGGAGGCCTTTACCGCCGTCATGAGCCAGGAGGAGAACAGGGATGAAGCCCTAGACAAGGTGTCCGACAAGCTGGCGATAGCCATTGTCGAAGCCATCAAGAGCATGGAGATAACCTACAGCACCGGGCTGGTTGCGCCCCCTTCAGGAGGGCCAGTCACCGGGAAGTTCACCTGTACGATTGCGTGATGAGGGATATTCTACTTGACGACAACGGGGATGTTGTTATCACTGACGACATCGGCTACGTGGCAGACAGCACGCTGCAGCATCAGCGCGACATCCTTGTTACGGCCAAAGGGCACTACAAGTCCGCCCCGGCTGTTGGTGTGGATATCGCTTCGCAGGTGAACGAGAGCAATCCGGAGCAGCTGCTACGTACGGCAAGGCTGGAGTTTACGCGCGATGGCATGCGCGTAAATGCCGTTGCGGTGGTAAACGGAAACTTGGCGGTGGAGGCTTACTATGAGTAGCATAACCGTTATCCAAAACCAAACCATCTACGATATCTGCCTGCAGGCTTACGGTACAGTGGATGCGTTAGCGGAGGTGTTATCACTCAACCCCGACTTGAAGAATGCCCCCTACGCCAAGGTGGCTGTTGGAATAGATCCTATCTCTGACACCTCATTTTACCTGCAGCTGGCCGTTTTACCAGGCTCAGAAGTACTTATTGATACAGATAGCCATCTTATTAATGCCAACGTGGTAAAGGAGCTGACAGAACCTATTACAACCTTTAATCTTTAGCAGAAATGGCAAGAACGGTAGCAGAAATACAGAGCGCCATAGAGCAGAGCCTTGCCAAGAGGGGGTACGTGCTTTCCACCTCCAAGGTAGCCGAGTGGCGGTTGTGGACATTTGTTGTGGCCGCCTCCATTCAGGCTTTTGAGGTTATACTTGATATCTTCCGCAAGGAGGTGGATGAGCTAACCAATAAAATCACGCCAGGAACAATTAGGTGGTATGCCGAGATGTGCTACCGCTTCCAAAATGGCCACGAGCTGCTGTTTGACGATAAAACCGCCATGCTTTACTATTCAACGGATGATTCAAAAGCTAGAATCGTGAGCGTGGTGGCCATCACGGAGGGTGTTAACAAATTGGTGGTTAAGGTAGCTAAGCTGGATGATAACGGAAAGATTGTCCCCCTTACGGAGGATGAGAAGTACAACTTTACGGGGTACATCGACGCGGTAAAGTTTGCCGGGCTGCAGACGGAGGTGGTGAGCACTACCGCAGACATTATCCGTTACGATGTGGAGGTATTTTACGACCCTGCCGTCCCGGTTACCACCGTGCGTTCAGAGGTGGAGGCGGCCATTATCAGGTTTAAAACATCGCTTGGCTTTGACTCTACGTTTTACCGCCAGCGCTTTGCCGAGGCTATAATGGGTGTGAGCGGTGTGGTTACTATTGACCTAAAGAGCGTATCGCGTAAAGGGGTGTCGGATGTAGCCTTTGTTCCTATTCCTGTTTTCTCGACCCTTGAATCGGGATACTACGACTACGATGCAGGCAGTACGCTAACCTTTACTTCTACCAAAAACCTGGGTCGATGAACGTAAAAGCTGGATTTATAAGGCTGGTAAGAGTGCTTTTGCCTCCAGAAAAGCGACAGACTAAAAGGCTCGACTGGTTGCAGCCTCTCATAGCAGTTCCTTTAAACACCCTTTTCGCCTCCTTTGACGGATGGCGTACCAACACCCGGATGATGATCAACGTCAACAGCCAGGTGAAGGTATTTGAGGGGTATTTGCGTAAGAAGTACAACGAGCCGATAGCCATTAAGATTGTCACCTTCGAGGATGGCCTGCTGCCCGTTTGCCTTGAGGAGGAGGGCACCACCCAGCAGCCCTCGTTTGGCGACGAGGTGGCCGACATGGTGGCCATCCCCCTAGATGGGGAGATGAGGCTGCTATTCGGGGATGTGGACTTTGTGGTGTACATCCCCAAGGGGGTGAATGCCGACCTAATTGGCGCCGAGGTCGAAAAGTACAAGCAGGCGCTTACAACGTTTAAGATAATTCAGCAGTAATGAAGGAGCAAGTACAAAAAACGGGGGTCAGGAAGTGGGCGGGGCAAGACCTGGTAGACCTCCAGCACGAGCCGCTGGTGGCTATAACCGCCTTTTTTGAGGAGTACGGCTCCTGCATCATTAGGGGTTGCGACGTGATTCAAACGGGGAATACCTACTCCGTTACGCCAGGCATGGTGGCGCTGGAGGGGACAGACCAGAACGGGCAGCCTACCTTTAAGGTGGCTCCGTTTGCTGGCATTACGGGTGTTACGCTACCTATATACCTTACGCTATCCTACTCTACACTTGAGCGTGCCTATGCAGACTTAAAGGTGAAGCCCATCGCCTACGACTTCAGGGCTGCCGCTGCTGGGGTTAAACCTACCGATAAGCCGTACCTCGAGGTTGGCGTAGCAGGAGGCAAAAGCTTTGTAGATGCCATTCAGGATGCCAAGCACCGCTTCCTTACCGATACGGAGCGCAGCAAGCTAACGGGCATTGAGGCTAACGCTAACAACTACGTTCACCCGGCCAAGCATCCCGCCTCCATGATCGAGCAGGATGACCAGAACCGGATGGTGTCCGCCGCTAAAATTAGCGAGTGGAATGCCAAGGCGACTCCCGCCGATGTTGCCCAAAAAATTGCAGAGCTGGTGGCCTCATCACCAGCCGCGCTGGACACGCTCAACGAGCTGGCCGCTGCGCTGGGAAATGACCCCAACTTTGCGGCAACCATGACCAAACAGCTGGCGGGAAAGGCTAGTACAAACCATACGCATGACAGCTACCTTGGGAAAACAGAAACAGCAAAGGATGCTGAAAAGCTTGGCGGTCTTAGCCTTTCTATCATACAACCCAAGCAAACAAAGCGAGACTTTGTTTATGGCACGTTAATTAAAACATCCTTGTGGTATCAAGATTCAGAAGGAGCTTCTTTTTTATTTGAGCTACAAGGTAATAGTTACTCTGCAGGTTACCCGTTTGATTTAAAAATTCAAGGGTACATGTACAATAATACCATTATCCATAAGGGAGGCATTTCACAGGGTGCTCCCATCAACGGAATTGTGGCCTTTTGCTATAACGGATACTTATGCTTTTGGTTTCCTCGGCAATCATACTGGCAAGGGTTCAGTGTGTTTGTTGAAGATACTGCTGCAACAGTCAAAATCAACAGAGTTTTAGAAATTACCGATGAGCAGAAACCGTCTGAAATAAGCAAGGAGGTCTCGTTTGATATTCTGAATTTTTATCATACAGGAAATTTCAAACCGGAAAATTACGCCACCATTGAGCACGTAAAGCAAAAAGTGGCGGAGCTGGTCGCCTCATCGCCAGCGGCGCTGGATACGCTCAATGAGCTGGCCGCTGCGCTGGGGAACGACCCCAACTTTGCGACCACCGTGATGAATGCGCTGGCAGGAAAGGCACCCTCAAACCATGTACATGACAGCATTTCCTCTCTAGATAGTATTCCCGCACTAGCTGGTGCAAATAGGAATCTTAAAGGAATGAGATTTAGGGGGGTTATCGATAACGGATACCCCGGCACTTATGGGAATGTGATTCAGTTTCAAGGTCCCTTGTTTGGTGGCGAATTATTTATAGATAGCAGGGGAGGTGGCGGAAAAACCGGCAATGGGGAAATGTGGCTGAGGGTTATATCTGACTGGGCAACCAGCGAGTGGAGCGACTGGGTAAAAATCTTCCATTCCGGCAACTTTGACCCTACTGCCAAGGCGGATACCAACCATAACCACGACGATAAGTACCAGCCCAAGGGGAGCTACCTTACCCAGCAGCAGCTGGAGGCCTGCTTCCCCAGCGGTACCATTAACCCCGACGGCTCGAAGAAGGAGCACTTCTTGGATGTGATTTGTGCAGGAATGGTGGATTCTTCGGGCAGTATAAAAGACTACTGGGGCGAAAATAGGGTTGGTTCCTATCCCTTCGCTGTGGACAAGATTGGAAATGGAAGGTATAGGATTACCCATAATGCCAACATTGCTTACTATGGAGTCCTAATAACGGCAAGGGTGTTGGGCAACACCGAGTATGACAACTATGGTACATGGGATGACCGCCAGCTAAACTCCTTTGTGGTAAACATGTTTAATGACCCTGGTTCCTTTCAAGATATGGGATTCAACTTTGTTATGTACCGCTTACGTTAAGATTTGGCTTATGAAATTTTTTACTTGTACAAGGGTGGACTACCCGCCCTACCTGAAGTTTGACTGCTGCGCTCGGGATGTTCAGGAGCTGCTGGAGCGCGGTTTGGGTAGCTATGACGATGGCGTACTGACGCTCGTAGAGAACGTTTATAGCGAGGATAACATCCCCCCAATCGAGAATGGCATCTATCCGGTAGACTTCGAGAAGGGAGCCTTCGTTCCGCGCTGCCAGCAGCAGCTCGATGCAGCAAGGATGGCACAGCAAAAGGCGGATCGGCAGCGATACGTTGGCGCTTGCGACAGGGAGGTGGCCACCAATATCGGGCAGGGTTTTGATTTTGATGGGCATCGGTTTAGCCTATCGGCCAACGCCCAGCTAAACTGGCTGAGGGTTGGGGTAAACTTATCCCTTGGACTGCTTAAGGATGTTAGCCTTCCAACGTTAGATAATGACATCTACCTCCTCAAATCATCAAAGGCATCCCTGTTCTTACAAGCTTATAGCGACAGGGTTGAAAAATGTTTGCTGAATAACGCGAAGTTTAACGAATAAGCGCTACATTTGAGTAGCGTTTAAATAAAAAAATATATATGAAAAAGTTTTTAGCAGTTGTAGTGCTGGCATCAGCAGCTCTATGCGGATGCGAGAAGGAACAAAAAGGGGGCATCGACCCCAACTCCACCATTAGCATTAGGGGAAAAATGAGCCTAAAATCAACAGGGACGCCAGCAGAGGTAAAATTTGTGGTTAGATATGCCTCTGGATTCCGAGGATTTTCTGAAAGCGATAACAAGGCTGGCTATGGTAGAGGCTTTTCCGATACTCAGCGGGATAGCGTTAATTACCTTCTCAAGTGGTGGGGGGTAGACGTTGTTTATGAGGATGGGAATGGGCAGCAGCATCTAGGTAATATGCTTACTGACATTAAAAATATTTACGTAACTGCCTTCTTTGACAAGGACGGTAGGCCAATAAATCCCCGCTCTTCTGCCATTCCTGCTTTCTGTGACTACGACACGATAGCTTACATACCCAACGAGGTGGTGATGCGTGCCCGGAAAGATATAACCGCCGCTTTTGCTGCTGGTAACTATCAGCGCTGCTACCAGCTGTTCGATAGCGCCTATGTTTTTGTTCCGATGATAAAAGACAAATGGAAAAAGTATGTTGACGAGTTAAGGTAGACCTTCTACTTTATAAAAAGCTCCGCCAGCAAGCGGAGCTTTTTTATTTTAAATCACCTTTAAACACCTTTTAAATCATTTTTTTAATGAAAATGCCAGTAAAGTTTAAGCAGGCACCACTCCCTTTTCAAGGACAAAAAAGAAATTTTGTTGTAGAATTTTGTAAAGAAATTTCACAACTTCCAGATGATACCATTTTTGTAGACCTCTTTGGAGGTTCCGGACTTCTTTCAAGAGCAGCAAAGGATGTAAAGCCCAATAGTCGGGTTATATACAACGACTTCGATAATTTTCAAATGAGAGTTAAGGCAATACCAACCACGAATGCTATTCTATCAGACTTACGCCTGCTATTTAAAGACGTCAAAAAGGATAAAAAGGTTCCAAGATAATTAAGAGAGGAGGCCTTATTGTTGATTGAACGCTATAGCAACCTATCCTACGTTGATTTTATTACAATTAGCTCTTCGTTGTTGTTCTCTCCAAAATATGCTACTAGCCTCGATAGTCTAAAAAAGGAAGGTTCTTTTTACAACTGTATTCGCCTTTCAGACTATAAGCTTGCCGATGATTATTTTTATGGATTAGAATGTAGGTCAACAGACTTTAGAGTGCTATATGATGAGTTTAAGAATAGTAAAAAGGTCTTTTTTATATGCGACCCTCCCTATTTAAACACAGATGTTAGCATGTATTCCTGCTACTGGAAGCTACGAGATTATCTCGACGTCTTATCCTGCTTAAAAATGGGTCAGTTTGCCTTTTTCACCTCAGAAAAATCATCTCTAATTGAGTTGTTGGACTGGGCCGAAAAAAATGTTCATATTAAAAATCCTCTTCGTAGAGCAAAACGGGTGGAGATTAATTCAACAGTAAACGGAGCAAACAGATATAAAGATATCATGCTGATAAGAGCGTAA